GACGGTTTAGATATGGGTTTATTAGAAGGTGCAAAAAAATTAATGGAAAAAGAGGGAATGTCGTCACCTAAAAAATCAACACCTAATACTAAACAAGTAATTTCGGAAAGTCCTAATAACTCGGATCTTCAATCACTTATAAAAGAAACCATCAAAGACACTTTAGAAGAAATTGTCGACCGAAAATTAGAATTAATTTTAACGGCATCTAAAACCGCGTCAATTAACGAAACCTTAGTACTTAAAGTAGGGGACTCAATATTCAAAGGTAAAATTACTGGAGTAAATAAGTCTAAGTAAGGATTGATTTCATCATATTTTTTTCTTATATTTTGATATATAACAATAATATATGTCAAAAGTTAGAGTACTCGCAATTCCGTCAGATAGTCACGGTGTTGGGAAATATAGAATCATAGATCCATTTACTTATATTGGTGATAACCATTCCGATGAAGTACATGTTGATCTTGTATTCGACGTACCTAATGAAAATAAGTTCTTCGAAAATTACGATATTGTATATTTTCACTCATTCATACACAGAGGTAATACCCAATTAAATTTAGATCGTATCGATTGGTTAAGGAAAGAAGGTATTAAAGTTGTTATGGATATTGACGATTTTTGGAGGGTGGATCATAGACATCCAAACTACGAAACATTTAAAAGAAATGGTTATAGTAAGGCCCGTGCAGATTTACTTAAGAAATCGGATTACGTTACAACCACAACACCTATTTACCAAAAAACAATTAAAAGTCTTTTAGGGATAAAGAATGTTTCGGTTTTTCCAAATGCAGTAAACGAAAAGGAATCTCAATTTCAACCAAAACCATTGAAATCTGACTTAGTTAGATTTGGTTGGTTAGGTGGGTCTTCCCACTTATATGATCTTGAATTAATTAAAAGTGGTATCTCCACGATTACTCAACAATACAAAGATAAAAGTCAATTTGTGTTGTGTGGGTTTGATTTACGAGGTAATATGAAAACCATAAACCGTCAAACAGGGGAGATGTCAGAAAGACCAATTAAACCTACGGAAACTGTATGGTATAAGTATGAAAAAATATTCACTAATGATTATAAATCTGTTTCCGAAAATTATAAGAACCATTTACAGACATTTACACAAACGCAATTCCCTGAAGAATTAAATCAACCTTATGTTCGTAGATGGACAATGGATATAAATAAGTACGCATCTAATTACAACTATTTTGATGTGTCTTTAGCCCCATTAGTTAAATCCGAATTTAATTCTAATAAATCACAACTAAAGGTGATTGAAGCGGGATTTCATAAGAAGGCCATTATTGCAACAGAAGAAGACCCTTATCTTATTGATTTAGTTTCTTCGGTTGAACGAGGTGGTGGAATTAATCCTAAAGGTAATTCCTTATTAGTATCGACAAATAAAAACCACAAACAGTGGGGTAAACATATGAAGAAACTAATAGACAACCCTAATATGATAGAAGACTTAGGTAATAAACTATATGAAACAGTAAAGGTAAAATATTCACTCGCCACTGTTTCTAAGGATAGAGTGGAATTTTTAAAATCAATTATAAAAAAGTAAAATTATGTATTATTTAGCAACAGTAGGTTACGAAAAAGAACAATTGGATAGAAACGGAAATCCAAGATTAGACAAAGTAAAATATGTCGTACAGGCAGAGTCTGTAGAAGAGGCAACAATCGTCTTAAACAAATATAAATCGGAAGATATGAGATCAAGTGAAAGTATCTCAATCGTTAAAATGGCGGTTGAATGTGTTTTAGATCCAGCAATTACACCTGAACTTTATAAAGGATAACATTATGTTAAACAAAGAACAAATAGAAAATAATAAAAAGAAGTTACTTGAGACTTCGGAGAAATATGATGTGTTAACATCTGATTTACTTAAATTCTTAGGTGATGATCTTTTTACTTCCCCCGCATCAACTACATTAGATATGTACGGTGCCTATCCCGGTGGTTTAATAGAACATGTTTTTATTGCATCTAAATACGCGGTTAAGGTTAATAGTATTTTACCTGAAAATTTACAACAATCCATTGATAGTATATTAAAATGTACAATCCTATCACAAATAGGTAAGGTATTTTTATTTGTACCAAATGAGAGTGAATGGCACCGAAATAAGTTGGGTAAAATGTATGAATTCAACGATGAATTGGTATCTATGAGAGTAGGTGAAAGATCAGCGTATTATTGTTCAATATATGGAGTTAAATTAAGTGAAGAAGAATATCAGACGATAGTTAATTCTGATAAAGGTGATAATGATTTACAATCTAAATACCATTCAACACCATTAGCACAAATCGTTAAACAAGGGTTTGAGTTGGCAATATTTGAACAAAAACATGGATAAAAAGACATTAGAGGAATATCTAAAAAAGTTAGAAGGTTTTGAGGAAATCCTTTCAGAAGAGGACGAGGATAACATAGATGAGTCTTTTATGAATGAGGTGTCCGAGACGTTAAATAAATTAACGTCGGACTCTATGGATCATGTACAAAACTCTCAAGGTGTTGGTGTAGGTGATACTATTAATACTCCTTATGAATATAGTATTGGTTGTAAATTTAAAAAACTACACAAAGACGCAGTTACACCAACATATTCTAAAAAAGGTGATGGGTGTGTGGATTTACATTGTGTAAGTTATACATTGAATGAACAAACAAACCAAGTAACGTACAGTACAGGAATTTCATTAGAAATACCTTCAGGTTATGTTGGTTTAGTATTCCCAAGATCCTCAATTCGTAGGACCGTTTTGGAGTTAAGTAACTCTGTCGGTGTTATAGATAGTGGATATAGAGGAGAAATAATGGCAACATTTAACATTAATAAAGGATCTAACCAATCCACTATTTACGAGAACGGGGAAAGAATATGTCAACTAATGATTTTACCCTACCCCAAAATAAAATTTACTGAAGTTACTGAATTATCCGAAACCGATAGAGGAGAAGGAGGTTTTGGATCGACAGGTAAATAAGGTTACACATATACATAATTAATGGCTCAAAGAAAAAGTACAGGTACTAAGGTATCATCAAAACAAAGAATAAAAGAGATATTTAAAAAACCAAGAGAGAAATTTCTAACAGAGTCCCAAAAAGAGTATTGGGATACGTTAGAAGATAATGAAATAACATTATGTTTTGGACCTGCAGGTGTGGGTAAGTCGTATATCGCTATGAAAAAGGCGTGTGACTTATTGTGGAATGATAATAACAAATATGAAAAAATTATAATTGTTAGACCCGCTGTTGAGGCCGAAGAGAAATTAGGTTCATTACCTGGTGGATTAGAAGAAAAGTTAGACCCATATATTTTCCCATCATATTACCTTTTAAATAAAATAATCGGTAAAGAAAACAAAACTAAATTAAAAGATGAGGGGTTTATTGAGGTTGCCGCATTGGCATATATGAGGGGATGGAATGTAGATAATACTATTCTAATATTCGAAGAGGCCCAAAATGCCACACCGGCACAAATGAAACTACTTTTAACAAGAATTGGTTTTAATTCTAAATTCTTTATATCGGGGGATTTAGAACAATCAGATAAATTTAAAGATAAAACTAAAAGTGGTCTTTATGATGCTAAGAGTAGATTAATGGATTTAAATAATGTGGGTGTATATGAGTTTGGAACTAAGGACATTGTTAGAAACCCAATAATTGGTAAGATATTAAAAAGATACGATTAACTTTACTTATAACAATAAATTTATTATATTATTAATATGGAGATTTTAATAAACATAGATGGGGTTTTACGTAACACAATTGCAAAGTTTGATTACCACTATAAAGATTATTATTTAGATAGGGAGTCTGATGAAAAGACCGATGAGGAGAATTCGTTTGAGTACGGTGTTATAGAACCAGTTAAAAATAACTTCTTATTAGAGAGTTATTTATACCAATCTAAAAGTGAGTTCGATAATTTTATTTTCATTGATTATGCTATGGAAATATTTGGACATGCAAATCAAAGTTATTTAAAGGCATTTCATGATTTAAATAATCTTATATATGAAAATAAGGAACATAACTTTACTCTGATAGGTTTAGATCAATTAGGTAAATCTAAACCATCTACATTGTTCTTTCTTTCTAAAAACGGTTTTATGGGTAATAACGTTAAGTTTACCATGTCTAGTGAAATACCCAAACTTTGGAAAAATTGTGATTTATGGATAACGGACAATAAAACAGTTATTGATCATTGTCCTAAAAATAAGAAGGTTGTAAAGTTCAATACTGACTATAACCAACACTTTACAAATCAATTAGAAATACATAAATTAACAGAAATAGATAAGACATGGTTGAAATCTTCGGAGAATATTATTATCTCAACATTAGCAAAATTACTGAGACGTGCGAATTAGAAGTCGAACCGATCAAGAATGATAAGGGGGAACCACTACAAGTGGAACAAACAATAAACGTGTTTAAATACGATGCGGTTAAACAATGTATAGATACTATTTTAACTGAGAATGTGGTGGACGATAACGGGTTAGGATTACTTAATTCAGAATTATCATTACCATTTAAATTTGCGTTTAACACACTAATAAAATATGGTATTTTAGTTAAAGAAGAATATGAGTGAAAAAATAGAAAACTTGGAAAAAATAGAAAGTGCGTATGATAGGTTAAAATCTAACAAACATAAGTTATACTTTCTTACATATGATACTAAAACAAATGCAAGGGCGTCAGTTAAATACATATATGACACCGTACACACTTTAAGAGAAAGTGGGTTAGATGCATACATTTTAGTTGAAGATAAAAACTACGTAGGTGTTAATTCGTGGTTAGGTGACAGATTTAAAGATATACCAATTGTGAGTATAAAAGAGGATCAAGTTCAAATGGGTATTGAAGATATTTTAGTGGTACCTGAATACTACTCTAACGTACTTGAACAACTGGCATCAGTTAAATGTACTAAGGTTATGTTAGTACAACAAACCGAATATATATTTGAAACCCTACCTGTTGGTAGTAGATGGAGTGATTATGGTTTTGATAAAGTAATTACAACAACACAAAAATCTAAGGAATATATAAAAAGTATTTTCCCTGAGAATTTGATTCACGTAAATCCACCAAAGATTGGTGATGGATTCTCTCCTTCAGAAAACCCTACCAAACCTTTTATTGCCATTAGTGCGAGAGACCGAGGTCAACATAGAAAAGTAATATCAGAATTCTATTTAAAGTACCCTCAACTAAGATGGGTTACATTTAAAGATATGGTACAATTAACCTATGAAGAATTTTCTACCCAATTAAAAGAATGTATTTGTTCTGTTTGGATGGACGATGATTCTACTTTTGGGACGTTCCCTTTGGAGTCAATGAAGTGTGAAGTACCAGTTATTGGTAAAATACCTACAACAGAACCTGAGTGGTTGTCCGAGAATGGTATATGGACTTATGATTTAAATAAAATTGTAGAACTACTAGGTACTTACGTTTTAGCGTGGTTGGAAGGAGTAACAATTACTGACGAAGTAAAAGAAAAAATGAGAGAAACACTAATACCATACGATAGTGATATAATCGATAACAATGTGACATCTATTTTTAATTCACTTAAAGAAGGAAGATTAAACGTATTGTCAGAAGCGTTGGATAAATTAAAACAAGAAGAAACAGCATGAAAAATATAACCGTAATATTACCTATTCACGATTTGAAAGGTGAATATAATGAAATGTTTTCAAGAGCAATACTTTCTGTAGAACAGTTTCATGACGATGTCTCCCTATTATTAGTGGGACCTAAAAATGTCTTGGGAGATCTAAAAAAAGATAGTATTTCAGATAAATTAGATGTTAATATAGTAATCAATGAAGGGGACACAGGTTTCTGTTCTCAAGTAAATTTGGGAATTGATAATTGTGAAACTGAATGGTTTTCAATATTGGAGATAGATGATGAATACACACCTAATTGGATTAAGTCATTTAGAACATACCATACTCTTTTCCCTGACGCGGATATCCTATTACCAATCGTTAAAGATGTTAATTCTGAAGGTAAACTTTTGAATTTTACAAATGAATCTGTTTGGGCATATGGTTTCAGTGAGAACCAAGGAGAACTAAGTAATGAAATACTTTTAGATTATCAAAATTACCAAACAAGTGGTGGTTTCTATAAAACAGAAGTTATTAAAGAAAATGGTTCATTTAAAGATAATATTAAACTCACATTTAGTTATGAGTTTTTATTGAGATTAACTCATAACGGCGCTAAAGTGGCCACTATCCCTCAAGTTGGGTATAGACATGTAAACTTTAGAGAAGACTCATTATTTTGGTCCTATAAAAACTCAGACGATCACAAATTAGGTGATGGTGAAGCTAAGTTTTGGTTGGAGACCGCTAAAAAAGAATTTTTCTTCAAGAATAAACGAGAAGTAGAATACGTAGACAATTAATGCCCAGAAAAAGAACCCAAAAAATGTACTTTGGGGAGGAGCAAGAACAAGCGGTAGTAAGATTTTTAGAATCAGAAAACGAAGACGAAAAGAATAAGATATTTAATGAATATTTAAGAGAACCTCTCAAAATAATGGTGGAAAGTATAATTCGCCGTTACAAACTTTATAGGAAAGACTATAATTTCGAACAAATACATACTGATACATTATCATTTTTAATGACTAAGATCAGTAAGTTTGATACGACTAAAAATTATAAAGCATATTCCTATTTCGGTACTATCTGTAAAAATTACCTTATGGGTACAATACAGAAAGACCAAAAACTAATGAACAGGTCTGTTTCCTATGAAGACATATCCTCACGGATTGAAGATAGGGCGGACCTTTCTTACATTATAGACGAAGAAATTATAGATTATAAGGATGTCGTAAATAAACTTACGGTTGAATTAGAAAAATTTATCGAAGAAGAAACCCTTAATGAGAATGAACAGAAGTTAGGATATGCCCTTGTTGAGGTCTTTACCAACTTTGAAAAGATATTTCAAGTGGGTGAAGGTAATAAGTTTAATAAAAACTTAATTCTATTATCCTTACGTGAGATGACTTCACTATCTACCAAAGAAATAAGAGTTGCTATGAAAAAGTTTAAAAAACTCTATGAGGTATTGAAGTTAGATTTTATAAATTACTAGAACAATCTATTTATAGGTATGAGAAGGAAAAAGAATTTATTGTCTTTAGATACTGATTCTGCACTTGCACTTATGCAAGAAATATATAACGACATTGTTGAACAAAAACAGACGGCTAGTATGATTACTAAAAAGATGTTGAGTTTTATGAAAGAAGCGGAAGATATGAGTGTAATTGGACCAGTTATTAAAGAACAACAGAAGATCATGAACGATTGTACTGAAAAGAAAATTTCCCTTGTGAAATTACAAAGTACACTCCTTAAACAAACAGGAGGTAGTGGTCCACAGTCAGGGGGTAAAATGGACCTATCCGAAGAGGATAGAATTTTACTGGAAAAACTTATGAGAGAGGATGATGAACCCACAGATAATACTCAAAATTATAAGATGTAATGAGTAAGGTTAAACAACTTAGAAATAAATTAAAGTCTAAAATCGATGTGATTAAAAAGATCAATGATGATCCTAAATTAAACACTGACGAATTATATGACATTTATGCGGATGGTATAACCAAGACCGATAAACTATTACAGACCAAAATAGATGGTCTAAAATCTAAGTTTAAGAAAAAAGGTGAGAAAACCGATATATTCAGTTCGATCATAGATGTTGCGTCTGGGTTTCTTAGTAATAAAAGTAACGACATTCAGGTTAATGATAAATTAATATCAGGTAATAAGATTAAGAAATATGCAATGGAGTCGGCAAGGATAACCTCTGAAGACTCTAAAAATATTGTTGCAGATGCCGTTAAAAAAGTATTGTTTGTAGATGAGGAGACAAGTATATGTGGTGTAGATACAGATATGCCCGCAAACACAATGTCTATTTCACCTAAAGAGTTTGACTTCTTAGAAGTTTTACAAACCGAACCCAACTCCAAAGTAGGTCTAATAATGTATGAGGACCCAAATAGTAGTACGGGTAATGTAAAAATGAATAGAGATTTTTACGACACTTTCTCAAACCCATACACTTTTAGTTCCAATTCAGGTGCGAGTTTATTTGATTTAAATTGGAATGCCGGTACTCAAAAGTACGATGTAAGTGGATTACAAGGTGGTGGTGGTACCGTACCTAAGGTAGGTCAGTTTGTTGGGGATTACTACAGTAGTATTGAACAACCTAGTTTTGAATATATTGTTAAAACCGCAATGTTAATGACTCTACAAGGAGATGGTGAGAATCCACCTGTTTTTGATAAGGCGGTTAATGAATTAAACAAACTCTGTAATAAGTTATTTAAAATATGTAACTCTCCAAGTGAAGATTCGGGACTTATACAAACAACGAGTAAACAATTTAATGAGAACGATCAAGATATTGAATCGTATTTCGATTTCAATGATGTAGAGGGTATAGATTTAGATGATGAAGATGCAAGATATCGTAAAGTACTTAGATTCGTAGATTGTGGTAATTTTGAAGTACCGTCCTCATCCGATAATTTTGAAGATTTTGTTTACCTCTCACAAAATGGAGATTTAGGTCAATTAGTGGATTCAACCTTGGCAAACGCGGCAAATAATTCAGCAATACAGAGTGACAATTTTGCACCAATAGATAATATTAATTTAGAACTTATAAATTTATTTATCTTAAATGTACCAAAGGCATTAGTTTCATCAATAATATCACCTAAAATGATGTTCCCTATAATTGTTGCATGGAAACAGATAAAGGGATTTGCGGGTGATGTAAAAGACATAATGAAAAAACTTTCAAAACTATTCTTCAAAATAATAAAAGATGTTTTTTGGAGATTTATAAAAGAGTTTTGGGGATTTATTAAAAGAGACCTTTTAAATTTTGTTAAAGAAATTGCGTTAAAGATAATCACAAATAAATTTAAAAGATTCAGAAGAATACTTTTAGCAATTATCGCACTTATTAGAAAAATATTGGCTCGTGGTCTTGATAATTGTTTGGCAATATTCCAAGCAATAATAGACACGATATTAGGGGCGATAAATATGAGAGGTCCCACAATCAATATACCTGGTATATTACTTAGTTTTTCAGATTTGTTACCGGGGTATAGTGCGGATAGAGCGTATATGAACGCGGCTGAGAGAATGGCCGGTTTGGGTCTTAATACGGGACCTATATATGGTGAGGCCAATGAAATGATGGGAATGGTAAAAAGTATGATAGATGGTCAAAGTGAAGAAATAGACACTAACTCACACATCAAGGGTGGTAATAAGTTTACAGTATTGGCGTCTCCTATGGGACCAATACCTATACCTCCAGGGTTTATTAATTTTTCAGGTAAAATGTTCTAATATGGATTTAAAAAAAGTTTTAGAGGTTTCAAATGAACCTTCAGTAAAATCTAATAAAGATTTAGAGGAAGGTTTAGAATTTTTAAATGATGAGTTTGAAAAGACAAAATATAGTATTGTAGAATTAACTAAACATTTGGATAAGATTGAGCAATTGTACAATAATATAAACGATGAGATGTTAAATAGAGTGAACAAATAATGAGTAGTATTATAAGTTTGGCGATTGTTGATAATAATGTCGACCCTAAGGGGATTGGTAGAATACGCGTTAAACTTACAGGTACACCCACAGGACCTATAGAGAAGTCAAGGGAATATGAACCATGGGACGATAACGATCCTTTTATTGCCAATCCATTTCTACCCACAAATATTAATTTTATACCTGAAATAGGTCAGGCGGTAAAAATAATTGTATATAATCCTGAAAATGATTTAGTTAACAGGGAATACATAGCAGGACCATTCACCACAGTACATGATTTCCAAAGTCAAACTAATGCTAGACAAGTAGAAAATACTAGTTACGGATCTAACGTTAAAAAAATGAACAACGTATTCTCAGAAAATGGGACATATGTTAAAGAAAAATCAGAAGGGACATTATCTAATCTTAAAGACTACGCAATATATGGACCCTATGGTTCAGATGTTTTATTCACTGAAAATGGTTTAACTCTTAGAGGTGGTAAATTAGTGTCTAAAGATAGTTCGTCGGATAAAGTTAGGACCGATATAATAAACTACCCCATACTTTCCGAAAAGAGATCAATTCTAAGTTTGAAAAAATTTGGAACAAAACAAGAAATTAAAGAAGAAGAGACTGAAGTGACCTCAGTACCCTTCAAAAAACTTTCCTATATAGTTGAGTATAATATTAATAATAGTCAAACTGGTCAGTCGGAATACGTTATTGATTGGTACATTTATGAAGTAAAGAAAATTTACGGACAAACATTTAACACCAACGTCTTTAACAGTGATGTTGCTCAAGACCTATCAGACTATTCTGAACAAATTAAATTAATTAATACAGATGGTACCTTGTCGTCACCCTCATTCTCCCAAACTGTTGATAGTTATGAGTTAGCATATATAACCATACGGAAAACCATATGTGAAATGAATTCCGAGGGTATTAGAAAGTTCGACGGTAATCTACCCAAAATAGATTTACACCCGTTTTATTACAGACCTGTGAGAACATTAACTAACCCTACCTTTTTAAGTAAAGTGACACCTTCTTGTCTTGGTACTACGGTAATGGGTTCAGGTCTAGTTTATAGTCCGAATGAACCAACACCAAAACCAAAAACAGAAAAGAAAAAAGAAAAAATACTTAAAACAGTTTCTTCAACACTTGAACAGTCATTTAGTACATTATCTTCTGATAGAATTTTTATGATATCTACCGACACAAATGTTGTGGGGACTAAAAAAATATTATTCAACAAGTTAAACAAATACGAATACACTCAAGAAGAACTTCTATCTTCGATTGAACCTAACACCTACGCAACTGTGAGAGGTGAAACCTTGTTGGATTATTTAGACATTTTAACAAGAGTTATTGCGGGTCATGCTCACCAACCAACAAAACCAATGGTAAAAAATGGTTACTCGGATTGGGATAAATTAGTAGAACTTAGAAAAACACTTGAAAATGACATCTTAAATAAGTCGATTAGAATAAACTAAGTGATATTTATATAAGAAACTAATTACAAGATGTCATACTATCGTTCATATTTTGAGAAAAACAATACAATAATTAAAGGATTAAAGGTTAATACCTCTAAAAACCCTGCAACTGAAATTTTTTATGGGTCAGGGTTTTCTAAGTTTATCCTAAAATTAGATTTAGATGGTTTAAAATCTAAAGTGGATAATGGTGATTACGTCCTGAACTCAAATACAGTACATAGAATTCACATGACCAACACTATTTTTGGGGATGAGACATTCTTAGGTGCAAAAAGAGGTACAGGAAGAGAAAGAACCACTTCATTTAAACTTATATTATTTAAAATAGATCAGTATTGGGATGAGGGTGTTGGTTTTGATTATGAAGATTCAGGATATGATTACACCACAGGAAATGATACTTTTGATATAAGACCTTCAAATTGGTTCTCAAGGACAACTTTAGACTCATGGTCTGCAGAGGGAGTATACTCTAATAACCCAACCATTATTGGTGAACAACAGTTTGATAATGGTAATGAAAATTTAGATGTAGATATAACAGATTACGTAAACGGAATTTTAACGGGTACTACAGTAAATTATGGTTTGGGTGTTGCATTTGAACCTCTTTATGAAGATCTGTCATCTGAAGTAGACCAATCGGTTGCATTCTTTACAAAATATACACAGACATTTTTTGAACCTTACTTAGAAACCAACTTCGATGATAGGATTATTGATGATCGTGAAAATTTTATAGAAAAAACAGATCAGAATTTATTTTTATATGTGAATAAAGAAACCAACTTCTTTGACTTAGATCAAATACCAAGTGTTGATATTTTAGACTCAACTAAAACTCCGATATCTGGTTTAACCGATCTTACTGTTGAAAAAGTTAGAAAAGGAGTTTACAGAGTTATATTAGGTATAGATGGATTGGTTTGTGACGGTAAACGTTTCTTCTACGATGTGTGGAAAGGAATTAAAATCGAGGGAAACACTTTTCCCGATATAACACAAAAATTTATACCTAAACCATATTCTTCTAAATTTAGTATTGGTGAAAATCAAAAAGAATCCAATAAATATATTGTACAATATTCAGGTATAAAACAAAATGAAAAAATCAAATCGGGTGAAGTAAGAAAACTAACCACAATATTTAGAACAATTAGTAAATCAACAAACGAATTGTTTGATGAGGTTTTCTATCGTATCTATATTAAAGAGGGGGTAAGTAATGTAAATGTTTTTGATTGGACTTACATGGATGTGACCAATGAAAATAGTTTTATGTTAGATACTTCAATACTAATACCAAGAGAATATTACATAGAAGTGAAGGGTATTAAACATAACGAGGAGATTTTTTATCCCGAAGCAATAAAATTCGAAATTGTATCCGAAAAATAAAATACTTATTAGATATGGACAATATTAAAAAATTAATAAAAAAACATTTAAACACACTCAACGAAGAGAGAACAGAGAATTATATGTTCTTTAGTAATCTTGAACAAATACGTAGACAATGTGATATTCTTTTAAACTTAGATAAAAATGTAATCGAAGATATATTACAAAATGGTCATGATTGGGCAGACGACCACGTTAGTGTTGCGAAGGAAAATATGGACCAAGTTTTAGATTTCCTAATGAATCAAACTGAAGATGGTCATGAATTACACGAAGCAAAGAAAAAAAAGAAAAACAAATTATGTTCAAGAGGAATATCTGCGGCTAAATCTAAATTCGACGTTTACCCAAGTGCATATGCCAATGGTTATGCGGTCCAAGTTTGTAAAGGAAAAATTAAAGGTTTAGATGGTAAAAAAAGATGTTCAGGTTCATACTGTAAAAAGAAAAAATAAAATTTTAAATAAAATAATATGGCTGATAAAGTAACACAACAAGACCCAAATAACCAAGAAGTTAAAAAAGGGTTTGTATTTAATGAAACAGGTAATATCATGATGGCAACTACTGATATGACCAATGCAACAATAGAAAAAGAAGTAAGAGATGTATTTGCGGAAGTATCCGTATTTTTTGGTGCAATGACAAAGGCGTTGGATAATGAAGGTAAATCTCTTTATGATTATGATGCATTACAAAAAATAATAGACTCTTCGGGTTGTTTCGTACACGTTAACGAAGAAGATGTTAATCATAAATCTAATTCTTGGGGAGCTACGTTTTCTAAGGAACTATTAGAAGGGGTTCTTGGACTAGCCACAGGTGTAGGAGGATTGGCATTTGCAAAGGCGATGGTTAGTTCGGTTGGAAAAGAGGGATTAACTATTTCAGGAAATAAGGATCATACATCAAAGAAGGCAAGTAACATTATATTCGTATGTGAGTACTTGTTAGGTATGCCCGTCATTAGTGCTATTGTATGTACTTTTGATACTGAACAAAATTCACAAGCATTGTCTATAGGACCTTGTATAAAAGAACATAGTACAAGTACTGAGTTAACTATACATAAAGATACCTACATGTTTGTAACACCATCGTTTATAAAACAATATTCAAGTGATCTACTTGATGGTATGAATGATCCTGAACTTGAACAACTAACTAAGAAATTTCAAGAATTTTTAAACCCACCATCAACACCAAAGAAATAATATAGAAAAATGAAAATACATATCAACGAAGAAGATAAAAAATATATGGAAGACTGCCTATCAAATGGTGAGGTCCTCCAAGAAGATTTGGGTCGTTGGTTTAAAGAAAAATGGGTTGATGTATCTAGAAAAATAGATGGTAAACACCCACCATGTGGTCGTAAAGATGCGGATGGTGACAAGAAGAGAAAAGGTTACCCTAAATGTAGACCGTCCAAAAAAGTCAGTAAAAAGACTCCTAAAACCACAAGTTCATATACTAAGAAAGATAAAAAGAAAATGACTCGTCAAAAAAGACGTGCAGAAAGAAAAAGTAATAAGAAGGGTAAGGGAAATACCCCTACATACACTAGTATTGATGAGAACAGAATAATCTCTTTGGTTTTCCACAATTTAGAACAAAAAAAATTAGACATTCAAGAACCTAAACTTAATTTAGTAAATGAATCTAAAGTTTTAAGTGAAGGACTACAATACCATATAGATAATAACCTACCAATCGTCGAGAATGTATATAGGATCTATTCTAATGAGTTTTTCAATATATATAATGAAGTACGTCAATTAAGTGAAGATAATGTCTTAGAAGTCTCAGGAATCGATTTAGATTTAATAAAGACTGATTTAGGACAAACAGGATTATATGAGGGTAAAGAAGTTTATTTAGACATTCCATTTGTGGAAAATCAAGACGAACATTTAGTTGAGGCTAAACACAGAGGTAGAAATGTTAAATTAAACAAACCTTTTAGAACACCAGGTGGACCTAAGAAGTTTGCGGTATACGTGAAAACTCCAAAAGGGACTATTAAAAAAGTAACCTTTGGTGACCCGAAATTAAAAGTTAGAAATAATAACAAAGCGGCAGCTAAATCATTTAGAGCTAGACATAAGTGTAGTGAAAAGAAAGATCGTACTAAGGCAGGATATTGGAGTTGTAATATTGCAAGATATCGTAAGGCGTTAGGTATAAAATCCTCTAATCCTTGGTAATATGAAACTTTACAATTTATTTGAAGGTTATTACGACCCACCAGAGTATCCTGATTCCTCGGGTATGGGGTTTTATGATGATGAACTTGATGACGTTGAAGATCAGTTTGATTTATTGTTATGGGACAAGAAAACTGGTTTGTTTATCGTAAGAAACAAACAGACAAAAATTAAGTACTTATCTCACACTGATATGGTAGATATTGACTACCATATGGCCGATATGTATCCTGAAGAAGATGAGGATGAAGATGGTCGTTACACATATAATAGATTAGATAAAGACAATGCCGAAATGGTAGAAGAAAGTTTAACTATGTTTGCTACCATAGCAATGGAAGAAGGTGATGTAGGTAAAGACTATGATGAGTGGGAAACAGGGGTTTCTTTAATAGAATATGGTAGAATAATAATTAGAGGACTTTACATTAATGAGAAAGACGTTTTTAACTCATTAATGGACATTATTAAACAAAGTAAAAGAACAAACTTTAAACTTTAATGGGGGATACTTTACCATATAGAGAAATATTATCCGACAACCACAGTACACGAGTGTTTTCAAAAGATATAAATGAATCTGAATTAAAATGGCACTTCGATAACGAAGATCGTGAGGTTACTTTTTTACACGAGAGTGATTGGTCATTTCAAATGGATAATAAATTACCAATTAAAATAACTAAAGGGTTAGTTATTAATATCCCCGAAGGTGAATTCCATAGAGTTATTAAGGGGACGGGTGATTTAAAGGTTAAAATAAGAAAACTTAATAAAACTCGACTTCTACCCCACACTCATTCAACAAAATAAGAGATCGTTCTTGACTTTCTTTCCACTTACCTGAATTTTTAGTAGTACAATGTTTTTTACATACAATCTTTATTACTCCCGATTGTACCAAACCCCTTGCACAGTCCATACATGGTAGTCCTGAAGTTAGATATACTGTGGATTGTTTTAATGATACACCTATTCTCGCTGCATTATATATGGCGTTTCTTTCTGCATGTTCAAACCAAAAGTATTTTTCAGGTCGTTCTTGTCTCTGAACCACATTATCGTTTAGTCCTCTTGGGAATGAGTTATATCCCGTACTTAATATCTCATTATCTTTACCAACAATAACGGCACCTATTTTAGTCTTAATATCTTTAGACTTTTCTTTAACTTGTTCTGCAATACTAACAAAGTAATCTTTCCATATCATAAGTTATAATATACAGAAAATATTGCAATAAAAAAAGGGGACCGAATCGATCCCCTTTAATATTAATAGAACTTAAAGATATATTATCTTAAAGTATCTAAGTTGAATGTTTGTAATCCTGCAACGTTGATCACACCGAAGTAACGGTTATTAACCATTTTCTTAGCGTATCTCGTCATGATACCCTTGATCGGTGTAAAGTTGAATGGATTGTACATTGTAGGTGTAAGTTGTAACGGTACGTAAGGTGCGTAAATGTACCCTGCGTCTAACAACGACTTTCCTTTATGTCCAACCAATACTTTACCCGCTGGGAAGTAAGGATCTCTATACACTTGGTATCTTCCTGCTAAAGTACCAACTTTCTCAATACCCATATTGTACTGATCTTGTTCTGCACCTGCGTTAGATACGTGGAAGTACTCTAAGTCATCGAATACAGCTGAAACTTCAGAAGAAACAACGATCCAGTTAGCACCACCTCTAAGTGTAGTTTTATGGATTTGAGCCGATAATTGGTTAATTTTAGTAATTAACGTTTGGTTCCAATCCTTTTGAGTGTATCCTTGTAGTGTTGCGTTTCCGTTTCCACCATATTTCCACTCATTGTAGTCCCATTTAAGGTTCCAAGCTGCACCTTTTCTTAAGTCTCTTAAGATCTCTCTATCAACCTCAGCCGCGATTTGCTCAGATAACAATGCTGTTAACTCAGCCTCAGCGTCGATGTTATGGAAAGCAGATACATCCTGAGCCAATTCAGGAGACCAGCTAGCTCTTAGTTTTCTTTCAGTAACAGAAACTGTTACAGAATCTAAATCGAAAGATACTTCTCCGATTTCATCTTCGAATTCTAATGTAGCGTATTGTCTGTAAGTTCCTGTAAAACCTGATGCCGCTTCAGTTCCTGCTGCGTCAAATTTTGTATAACCTGATGCCGGTGTATAATCTTCAAGATCAATCTGTAAGTAGATTACACCATCTTTATCAACGATATCTGGATATTGACCACCTGCAGCACCTGTTCCTTTAGCACCGTACTCAACAATACCACTTCCGTATTTCTGAGTTACAACGTTAAAAGGTAAGTTACCAGCCTTAATAGCCGAGTTTTTGATATCTAATGATGCCAAAAATTCTTCAGTATCCATTTCGTTACCGTTAGGTCCCGCAAGTTTACCTGATCCTAATTTAGAGAATCCTCCAAACTTAACAATTACACTTGATTGTTCTCCTGCTGCCATAGTACCAGCATCTGTAGCAATACCTTCGTTAAATACTACAACTGCCGATCCTGCTAAATCTTGTACAGAAAATTTACCTTTTGAGTAATCGTAGATACCTTCTGCAGCGTCATCACCTTCTTCATAAAATCTATCATAAAGGTTAGTCCCTGTGAAGTCTCCGTTTGCGTCTTGACCTGGAGATGCGTAAGGTGCTGTATGACCAGTACCGCCAGCTCTTTCTGCAATTTTAGGTACAAAGTAGAACAATTTACCAATTGGTAAGTTCATAGCTTGTACAGAAACGATATCGTTTGCCAATAATTTAGAGAATACTCTTCTAATGATTGGAAAAACAACTGTTTCGAATGAACCTGATGAGTCAGACACAGCAGCTTCGTTAATTAGATAAGACGCTTGGTTTTCATACAACTGAGCGATGTTATCTTTTTGATGTCCATTAAGTCCCTCTAAGAAACCTAGGTCATCCCATTTTTTGATGGTATCTTCTTTGATAACTCTTAGGTGTTTTAACCCGATGTTACCAACCATACCTGATTCTAATAATGCTCCCATTTTAAATTTGAGTTTTAGTTTTTTTATTTATTTTATTATAATTTTGACATTAAATCTTTCATTCTCTTAAACTGTGGACTTTCGTATGCTTTTGTTTCTGAAAGTACTTCTTGAGATGAGGATGATGTCGGAGTTGAAACGATTGATTTTGCAACCGATTCAGTAACATTTTGTTTTGAACCTAATTCACCTTCTATTACTTTATAAGTGGATTTAGATTCTGTTAAAGAAGTGACAGAGTCAAATCTTTTCAAAATATTTAATTTCTCTTGACGAGTTGTCGAATGTTCTGTGAACAATCTTGTAGCGTATGCCAAGTTAGCGTTAAACACAGCAACCTCGTTTAGTTTCTCTTTAAATAAAACTAACGCCTTTTTATATTCACCGTTTTGTTTCTTTAAAGTTTCAACCTCTTCGTTGATTGCACCTGCCTTATATTTAGTCTTAGACTTAATACCGGCTCTGTTAGCACCTCCCTTGTCACCATGTACATTGGATTTTGTTCTTGCAGCTTCGTCGACTTCCTCTTCATGAGATTCTTCCTCTTCAGAGACTTCTTCTTCCATTTCCTCCTCAGATACTTCTGATTCGTCAATTTCTTCTTCAGATACCTCCTCTTCGGAAACTTCTTCTTCTTCTTCAGAGACTTCTTCTTCGGATACGTCTTCTAATTCAATTTCGTAGACAGTGTCATCAGTTTCAGATACTTCTTCTTCAGATACCTCTTCTTCCATATCGGTCTCAGATACTTCTGATTCCTCAACTTCTTCTTCAGATACCTCTTCGTTGTATTCTTCTTCGACTTCACTTTCTTCGTCATCTAATTTGATGATGTATTCGTCGTCTCCGTCTTCGAGTTCAACATTATCACCGTCACGTTTCACAACAATTCCGTCTTCAGGTTTCATTGATTTGAATACCTTTAGGACTTCATCGTCAGATGCGTCGGTCATGTCAAGTACTTCGTCTTCTCCTTCTTCTTCAGAATCCATTGGTAATGAAAAATCTTCGTCCTCATCATCTATTGATAATTCGTCGTCTGATTCGTCTTCACCCTCTTCATCTTCCATGTCTGGATCAACGTCGTCTGCTGGCTCGTCGTTTATCGAAGTTTCGTCATCATTTCCTTCCTCGTCTTCAATTCCTTGTTCCGAGATTGGCATATCTTGTTCGTCTTCTGTTATAGGAGTTTCGTTACCTTCAACTTCCTCTTGTTCCATAGATTCGTTTAGGACATCGTTTAGTTCTTCCTTCATAGTTGAAGCAAGTATACCTTTTGCGTTTGCCTTTACTGCCTCTTCAAGATCTTGTACTTGAAGCAATGCTTGTTCTAAAATGGATTTTTTACTCATTTGTATATTATAGTTTAATAATAAATACTTGTTAATTAAGAAAAAATTACTTTTGTGATATAGTAATCAAAGAAAAGTTTATTATTTAGATAAGAAACTATTCAGATTACCCATAAGTTTACTCATTCTCTCGTCTACAATAGGTTGTTCTTCAATGGATTCTTCGTACTTTTCTCTATCTCCTGGATCTTGGAATACATAAGCGCCAGGTGTTGATGGGGATGATACTAAATCAAAACAAACCAATTCGAAGTCCTCCTGTACTATATTCTGACCTTTAACCGATTTAAGAGACCCAACTCCCCTTGATGATATACCTAAGGTAACACCGTTCATTAATAACATTGCGGCTTGATCACCTTTAGTACTTACAATACCCGATTTTTTCCAACCAGGTGAAAGAAGTAATTTAATTTTTCCCATAAGAATTTTACCGTCCCACCAAGTCTCGGTGATCGTATGTGAAACTCTATCTAAATCTATAAGTGAAGATGATGGATGATTTAGTTCATTTAACGCTGAACCCTTATCAATTATTTCTTGATACTTTTCCATCTCTCTTTTGAGTAATCTCTCTGGATAGATTCTTCCGTTCTTATTCGGAGTATCATATTTCTGTAGAACAGCGTAAAGGATAATATCTTCAGAGAAATCAATTCCCTTCATTTCTGATATAACACTTTTATTCTCTTTGGGAGAAATAAATCCCGCGTCATATTCTATTAATATTCCTTTACCTGTTTCTTTTGGTCCTAATACTTTCATGTATCTGTAGTTTTATTACTATAAATACATGGAAAACGGACTTATTTTTTCTTTTTGTGGAAATTGTATAATAATTCGTTATCTAAACAAGTATCTATGATCTCACATAGTAAACCATACATGTCTGTTTTCAAGTCTTTATCCTTTACGTTTACTTGTTTTAACGTGTATAGAGTAACTTCTAAATTCATAAAAGATCTCTTTTCTTTTTTTATACCTTTAGTTCTTACATCTAAATCAACAATCGATTCTGATCTAAAAAGTCCGTGACCTAAATTGTGTACTAATCTTTTTATTTTGTTTTTCGACGATCTTAATATTGCATCGTAATCCTCACATATTTCTTTGGGTTCTAACCAAGAGTTTAAAGAGAGGTAAATTGTCTTTAAGTTTTTATGGTTTATCGTCCCATATCCAATCTTAACGTTTTTGTGATCCCCTAATGGGATGTAACGTCCTAGTTTCATTTAATTCATTATTATAATCTTTTAATGGTGTTTAATAAAATATAAGTAATTTTCTTTGGAAAAACAAATTTTTCTAGTATATTTATTAATATACAAAATTATATATGCTAATAATAAAAGTAGACAAAGGTGGTATTGAGAAAGCGATAAAGAAATTGCGTAGAAAAGTAAGAAACGTAAAACAAATCAATAAACTCAGAGAGAATAAACAATTCACTAAACCATCCGTCAAAAAAAGACTACAAAAACAAAAGGCGGTGTATATACAGAAACTGAAAGACGAAAACGAGCAATAAAAAAATCCCCATTTGAGACTTTGATGTATCAAAAACAGGGATTTACACCTCTAAGGTAGCTGCCGTAAAGGAATATTATTCTGACAAGTTATTTAATAACTCTTCTAATCTGTATAAGTTATACTTACTTTGAGTCATTTCATTAATCTCGGTCTTAACCTCAATAGATTTCGTTTTAAACTCTGCGTCCGATTCTACTATTGAATCTAATTTTCCTTTAATACTTTCTGTTATCTCTTCAAATTTAGTTTCTAAATCTTCTTGGTTAAGGGATAGTATGTTTTTTAATCTACCTTTTTCTTCTTCATTTAATGTCTTATCAAAACTAACATTAAAGTTATTTACTAAGACAGAATTTAGTAATGATTCGTTAACCCCCTCATCTACAGTAAGTGATTCGTTAGTTTTATTTTTTGTTAAATGTTCAACTAAATATTTTTTAGCAATAACCTTATCGGAGATATTACTTAAATTATCTGGTGTAGATAAAGAATCAATACTTTCGTATAAATCATTACTTTTAGATTCTACATTAGATAAGGATTCATTTAATTGATTTAAATCTGTTTGTATCTCAGAAGTCTTTTCCTTTAAAATTCTTGATAGTTCCTCAACATATAGTGTTGCGGTTTCTTTATCTTCAAAAGTTTTACCTTCCAATTCCTCATATAATGAATACATCTCTTTGAGTGTATCATTTTTAGTTATAGGTTTAAAATATGTGTTAAGGTTATTTTTAAAATCCTTTTTACCATATGATTCAGTCAATTTAACTAAAATCTTATTTTTAATGTTCCCGAATGTTGCCATAATTAGTCGTTTAATATGTCTTTGAGTTTATTCTCTACTTCATAAATATTCTGTTGTGCCTTATTAACATCAAAAAGATCATCAAAATCTTGTGATTCATCACCTAACATACTTAATATTTTAGATTTATTTGATTTTCCTGTCCCTTCACTAAGAGGTTCTTCACCTCCTATGTCTCCTGCTGGTGGGGGTGGTGCACCTCCCATTTCATCTCCTTCAACAGGTGAGGAAGTGTCCATAGATTGTCTCTCCTCCTCAGGTATACCATACTTCTTATCAACTTCATCAAACACGCCCGTTCTTTTTATAATGTTAGGTGTAGCCCCTAATTCACCACCAAGTGCACGTTCGAGTCTTTGTTGTTGTAAATCAAGAACCACATCGTTATCACTCATACCTAAGATGTTTTTCTTAGCCCATGTATGTGAAACAGGTTGTATACCTATCTGTGATTGATCTGATGTTGCATCTTTATAAAGTGTTATCTTTTCTTTCCATTGTTCTACTTTTAATAAATCAGATTGTGCGGATGGATTAGTAAGGGATAATGTAAAATTATCCAACTCGTCCTCTAAACCTAATAAGTAAAGATGAACTAATGCAATTTTGTTTAGTTCTTGGATTAAGGATTTTTGAATTCTATTAATAGTTCTTGCAAAACGTATGTCCATTAGTGCCAATGTCTTACCGTCACCAACGATTTCCTCAAATCCTAAGAATGCTTTGGGTATTCTAAGAGCGGCTAACATCTTCTTTTGAATGTACTCAATATCTGCAATCTCACCTAAGTTCTGTGCTCCTGGTAATGTTTCAATTGGTGAAGTTTGACCCGGATCTCTAACAGGAATAAAGTAATCTTGGTCTACAGCCATTTGGTTGTATCTCATGTCTACTTGTCCATTTTGTGGGTCAACAACCTGATCTCTTTTGAATTTGTTTGCCACACGTTGTACATAAGATTCAATGTCTTTATCATCCATGTTACCCACGAATACTTTAAATACTCTTCTTTCGGGTGCTCTTGATGTTCTGTATATTAACATTGCATCTTCTGCAAGTAGTAATTGTTTCCATATACGTCTTACCTTATCTAACATTGACGTACCATAAGGTAATTTTCTATCGTCCCCTAATAATCTAAAGTGTGCGACTTCCCATGCTTGGAACTCCATGTCTTTATTTTTCCACGCGAATCTCAGTTCTCTACTTGGCATTGTAACATTTGACGATGGTTCCGCTTTATGTACGTTGGACGCTGCACCTTCATGTCGTTCTATTTCTATGTTAGGTAATTGTTGACACCCAACTACACCTCTTTCAGGATCTATTTTTAAATAAACGAAGTTATCACCGTACTTACCTAAACCTCTACACCACATTTGTAGGTTAGTGTTTACGTCTAATATATTCTCAAAAAGATCTGTGAGTATGTTTTTTACCCTTTTTGACTCTGAATAAATTGTAAGTATATCCCCCTTTTCTGAAAGGGTTGTTGATTCTTCAGAATATATATCTAAAGCCGCAGAAATTTCCGGTGTAAATTCCATAGACTCATAATCATAATACGCTGCTAATCTATTTGGTTCATAATAAACCGATTGATTATATAATGATTGATCTAATTTAGACCACTTATCTGCAATATATTGAGATTGTTGTTGTTGGAGAAGTTCCTTTTCATAATCTTCTCTACTATCTGTTTTTAACAGTTGGTCTCTATCAAATTTATATTGTGGGGGTTTCGAAGGTTGGTCTGCGGTAAAACCGAAAACCTTTGTTAACCTTTGATACACTGTCATATTTTGTTTTGCCATATTAATAAATATTAGTCTTTATAATATACGAAATTTTTTTCACTTTTTAAACCTGTTTAATTATCTATAACCTCTTTTACTAAATAACCAACTATGTTCCATGTATTGGTCCTTACTGATATTTTGATTAGATGGGTTATATGGTTGTCCGTCAGTAGTCATAGATCCGACAGCATCGAACGCGGTTCCATGAGAATAGAAAGATTTTTTTGTTTCATAAGTCCTTTCTGAGAGTAACCATGAGTCTAACATTGCTTTGTTTGCGCTATCGTTTCTCTTTAGTTGAGTGAAACATATATCACCCACGTACATTGCAATGGCCATCGCCATGATTGCATCATCATGTGCCCCCTTCATGTGGTTAGGTCTACCGTTTATATAAACAAACGTGTTTAATTCATTTAATAATCGAGATGACTTAACTATAAATCCATGTCTAAGTTTTTCTTCAAAAGACGCAACTATTTGTGTTCGTTTGTTATTAAAATTAATACCAGGTATTTTTTCCTGTGCCTTCTTATTGTATTGCCAAATATTATTTGAGTTCACCCCGTCAATATATTGGTCCTTATAACCCATTTCCTGTAGTTTACGTGATGTTGCAATACCCATACCCCCCGTTATGTCTGTAGCGACAAACGCCTTATAAAGTGTACCCCATTTATAAACTATCGATGCCAAATCATCTGGTGGAATCTTACCCACATATTCCGCAACCTGTTCGTTTTCATCAAAATCAATCACACATATTGATGACGAGTCAGCACTATCTCCACGAGATACGTCAACACCCATTATATATCTATGACCCTCAACAGGTTCCTTCCATAACCAAAAAGTACCCTGCATGTATTTTTCCATTGGATCCTTTATCATGGTTTTTCTTATCCTGTCTTGTATTGTATTTGGGATAACACCATCACCAGAACCGAGGAAGTCGCACTCCAATTCTTGTGCGATTTTTCTTTTGTCATACTTGAATTTTTTTGCCATATTCTCAAACCAATGAGAGTACGGTTTGTATCCTTTCTCGAGTAATTCTTCATATCCTTCCCAACCCTGTTCTAAAATTATTTCATCATCATTATATTGTTCTCTATTCAACATATAATGTATGATATCGTCTACTTTAATCCATTTTAAGTCACTGGCATATCTTGGATCTTTAAACCATCTTAAATCGGTTATTTTAAAATCATTCATACCTCGTAACGCCTGATCATATACCCCATAATAAATTGGGTCATGTCCGTTAGGTGTGGATATAAGTATTACTTTACCACCCGTAGATAAGGAGGCCATACAAGCCGCCCAAAAATCTTCTCCCGCTTCAATATATGCAGCCTCATCAAAAACCAATACTGTTGGTGTATAACCACGAAGTGCATCGGCAGATGTCGCAACCGCCTTAACCTCACATCCGTTATTCATACGATACCTACTTTCAGAATTTTTATCAGGTGAAAACCCAACGTTAATCCATTCTGGCCATTGATCTAAAAAACCTCTAACTTTATTAGCCATTTCTATCGCAGTATCTCTCTTGTTAGCGATAATAAGTATTCTTTCTGGGTTTTCGGGTTTTGCGGTTTGTATACGTTTAGATAACCAAGCTGCGGTTACAGTAGATACACCCGCCTGTCTATACTTACGAGTTATATTTTCATTATAGTTGTCGTAGTCTTTAATTAATTCAACTTGGTCTGGAAATAACTCTAATGGTACATATTTCTTTTGTGTATTATCATACGTGGTTAAATATGTTTTAAGTGCATACGGAGTATCTTTCATGATCTTCGCGTATTCCTTTAACTGTATGAGTTTATGTTTATCCATATCCTATAAATACAAAAAAAGTGGTCTATTGACCACTTTCTTATAATCCGTGTTATTTAATTGTCGTCTTCAGGAGAAAATGTAATTCCTAATGACCCTAAGAATCCTCCGAGACCATCGTCATCGTCATCTTCTTTTTCTCTATTATATTGGTCCTCTTCGTAATCTTCATTTTGTAAATCTTGTATGATTTGGTCCACCATATTACTTAAAATACTTTTACCCATTGCAGATCCTCTCATTATTTCTTTAGCCACTCTGAAAAATTCTTCAGCGTCTAATTGAGAAAATCTTGAGAAAAGATAATTTTGGATGTGTGTCATATCTTCTTGATTTAACCTATCAGGATATGAAGATCTAAATTTTTCCCAAATAATCGGTCCTAATCTTAAATCCCAAATTTCTGAAGGTAAAGTGTCAGTTTTATTCATCACCATTTCTGCAGATCTTGGATCGTCGGGTAAACCTTGTGTACCCATAATTTCCATTACTCCTTTAATTAC